GAGATAGGGCTTTATCAGATTGTAGTTCCTTTAAGAACTTATGTGCAATCTGTTCGTGTACCTGTCTAAGGATTTTTTCAACTTTATCAACCATTTTACACCTACACCTTCTACAATCGTTTTTTTAAGGCACGTTTATATGTCCGCTTGTGTTTGTCTATAAATTTAATTCAACTGGTCTTAATGAGGCAGCAAATGACCTCTCCTTTATTAATTGAGATATTGGTTTATGAATTAAATTAGAATAACACTTAGGATTTAAATCCATAATTGTAATTAATCTACTTGCTTCCCACGTAAATACTTTACTTAAATATACCTTCTCAGAATGTGTACAGGGTTTAAAATTTCTTAAGTTCATATCATTGTAGTATCCCTTCTCATTATAGAAGTCTATACCATAGAAGTATACAGTATCATATCCCTGTTTAATACACCAGTTTAAAGCAAAGGTGAAGCTATATGTACTATATCCTAAGATATTCTCATTTGAATCCTTAGGATAAATCTTATTCCTCATCACTCCATAGGTATCAAGATTAGGTTGTTTATATCCCATAGCTCTTATCATCTTACCTATATTCTTTGTGGTGATAAGAGTTTGATTAGTCCAGTAATTACATACTGAAATAGTTTTACTATCTAGGAAAGCACAGTGTGTAGCCTGTGGATACGTTATAAAGACACCATTTATAGCTACACAGTCCATTAAAGAAAGAAGAATAGGGATGTCTTCCGCTGTCTCAGCGACAAAGGGAGACTTCCCTAATATAATAATTTCTTTCTTACTCATCAATCTTACCTATTACTAAATAATTAACTTTACAATCTGGTTCATCTCCTATAGGATATTGCTTATTTTTAGAATATTTAAAACCTGTATAAGAACTATTTGGAATAAAAACAGGAGTATCTTGGTCTAAGAAATCAGCTCCAATACATACACATCCAATAGCTACATTATCAGATAATGTTATTTCTCTTAATACATTTCTATAGCTATCTAACTGTACTAAGATGTTATAATAGGAAGTATCACTAATATAATCATAGTTACTACTAAAAATATAACCTGTTAATGGATTATAAATACAATTAGAAGGAGTATAAGGTAATATATTAGTTTCTATATAATTTAAAGAAGTATTATTAAAGGTGTATAATTGTTTATCAACAGATTGTTGATTAGCTGTATTATATATACAGAAATAAAAGAGGGATGGGAAACCCGAAGGAGTAACTATCGCTTTTGGAGTAGAGGGGATACCATCTTCCCATATTTCTTCTGTAAGGGCTTTATTCTCACTCCATATTGTTTCAGAAGACCAATCATATAAATTAATCCAATTAGATGATAATGTATTATGAGAGTTTCTTAATCCTACTATATTAATATGATTAGAGGATATATCATCAGCATAAATACCACCCATAAAATAACCATTACCACCTGCGTCATTATTACTAGAATATGTTATTTTCTTTATTAATACTCCAGCTTTATCTAAAATAACTAATTCATAAATGGATAATCTTATAATTATATTATTATTAGTTAGTACAAAATTATTAAATGCAGAAGAATATCCTGTATAAACAGGAGCTATCTTACAAAATTCTTCCATATAAGTCATATTAAATTTTGAAGAATCATTTATAAGTATTCTACTAACTGCTGGTTTAGTTGCAGTAGGAGTTCCATAAAATAAGTATAAATAATTATTAGTATAATCAGCTTTTAATCTATAAGCATTATTATTTAAAGTTATATAATTAACTTCACCGGTATTATTATTAACTCTATATAATTTTGCATAACCATCTACTAAATAAACATAATCATCATCAGCAGCTATAGAAGTAGGAGTATGGTTTAAACCATTATCTACTGTTAATGTTTTAATAATATTTCCTAAGAAACCATCAATAATAGATATTTTAAAATTAGTATAATTTCCTAAACCAGCATAAATATAATTATTATAAAAACTCATACTACCTCACTTACAAATACTGCATAATTTGATAAAGTAAATTTGTAGGGAATAGTAGTATCTGGTGTATCAGATGTTCCCCATTGTATTAAATATTGACTACTTCCAATTTTAAATATAGCGTATTCCTCTGCTGCATTTACTATTAGATAATCAACTAAGTTTAAATTGTTTATAACCCAATTTAACAGTATTAAACCAGTAGTAGCATTATCTGTAGTGGTGGTTGAAATACCAGCAATATCATATAGATTAAGATAATAATCAATCATAGTTTGAAATTGACCCCAACTAACAGCGTCAGTAGGAAGTATAGCAGTAGCTAAATCTACTAATCTCTTTCCTTGAAAGTTCATAGTATCAGCAGCAGCGTCATACTGTCCTGTCATATCCATTAACTCTTGGATTGCATAAAAATTGTTTAATATTGCTAGATTTAGTGCGTCTTTATTATTTATATTACCTTGTTTAAAATCTATTCTTTTAGTTATAATACTGGTTTCACGTCTTATAAGAACTCTATCATTCTCTGCTGGTAATGTATCAAGGTCTATGTGAGTAGCATTAGTCCAAGTAAATGGAACAGAAGTACCATTAACATAGACCCTAACATCATCAGTGTCCAGATAAGGGATAGTAAATTCATATAGTTTATTGATACCATCTGCTATAATCTCAATAAAACTATAAGCCATTATAATCCTCCTGAGATTGCAAAGTATTGAATAGTATAAGCGTCCACACTACTAAGGTTAAGGGCATTTGTATCATAAGTAAATCCTGTATAGTTAGAACCTACCTCAGTTACATCCGTTACTATAGCTCCTTCATTAGGAACTTTAGCTACTATAAATACTTTAGGTTCTTCATTTGATTTACTAAATGGACTTGCAAATGTAACAGGTGTATCAGTTGATTGACCATAGCATATATGGAGTTTAGTTCCCCATTTAATACTATAATTAGTGCCACTTGCAGCTACAGTTATATTCCAATTAGCAAGTAATGTATTATAAATAGTCTGAATACTTGTTAAGTTTGAGGATGTTTGAGTAGAAGCAGCCTGAGCAGCAGCTACTTGTGCCAATATTGTAGAGATAATATTTGCTGTATATGTTTGTGCCTGTAGTAATGTAAGACCATCAGAAGATAGAATACCTGCTCCAATGTTTCTAAGTATCTTAGCCTGACCATCCATAACATCATTAACACTATCATATATAACAGACGTATTAACCATATCATTGAGTTCTTGTACTGGCATAAAGACATTATTGAATGCCAAGTCAGCTACACCTTCATTCTGAACAGTTCCATCAGAGTAATCTACTCTTGGAGTAGCTATAGCTGTTTCTCTTCTAATAATAACTATAGCTCCTGCTGCTGGCATAGTTGACAACTCTATCATATAATTCGATGTCCAAGTGAATGATGTATCTTCTACATCATCCACATACACGTGAACATCTGTCTTATTAATATAATTAAAGGTAACAGGAAATGATTTTGTTAAACCACTTGCTGTTACCTGATTATAACTTAATCCCATTATTGAACTCCTAGTGTATTAATAATGTAGTTCACTTGGTTATCTTCACCCTGAGATTCAAAGGGATTTCTTGACTGTTCATATCGCATAATAGCGTCCTGCATATTCTCACCATTAACATTGACAAATTCAGGATGTTCATAAATAGCCATATCTCTGGCATATTTATAATAGTTGCTATATGTTTTATGAATCAGTTTCTCTTTAGTAAGTGCTTTCTGGTCTGATTCCTCAGTAACACCACTTGGTAAAGATTTATATAAATCGCTCTGTACTACCTCAGTAAGAGCTTGTTCTAATGTTTGTTCTCCAATGGTTATAGTACCAACAGATTCTTTAATATAATCTCTCAATGAGCGTCTATTACTGTCTCTATAGTCAACAAAGTTCTGTTCTTTATAGACCATAGGTACATCTGGAATAGTTAATCCCTTACCTTCCTGCATAAGTTTCCTTATTTCAGTATAAACAGGGTGATTAGCTACTCTTGTTGTCTGCATAAGTCCAAAGTAATAGCTGTCATTATAGAGTGGTTGACCAGTCATAAAGTCTCTTTTAGGTTCAATAGGAACTCCATCATCCATAAGTTTAAATGGGTATGTCTGTTTAACCCTATCGAATACTCCATAAGTTTCTTTAAGCTGATTATCATTCATAAAGTATCTTTGAGTACCTTGAAGACTATATGGTATAAGGTTAGGAACTAATTTACCTACATATTTTCCAGAAGGAGCATTAGGATTAACTCCTATCTTTGTCTCTCCATCAGGATTTACTTCCTCAATAAGGTTTCTTCCACTTGGAGTTACAAAGTCTAACTGCTCTTTAAGTGTTCTTAAATATGTAGTATTAGACACAGCTTGCATAAATGTATCAAACACTTCCAATCCTATAGCTGTCTGGTCTTTATAATCATTAATATGCTCAGACATATCTATAAGGTCTGTAATGACACCAGCTATTGAACCAAATGGTTGAATCCTCAGATAACTTCTATAGGTCTTAATCTGGCTTATATTATGTTCTCTGAGACCATTTACTATCTCTGTCTTATCTATACTTTTAATTCCATATCTTATAGCAGTTGTTTTTAATTCCTCAGGAGAACATTCTTCTATAGGAGTATCGTAAACAAAGCTATATTCCTTCATACCAGCTTCTATTGCTTCCTGTCTTTGTCTTGGGTCTGATGGTAATTTACCTGTAAGGTGTCCATTCATTGCCAGTCCAGAAGTTGTAAGCATTAAAGCTGTACCAAGTTGTAATCTTCCCATTGCTATAGCTGCTCTATCCCCACCTGCTATCATATCTTCATGAAATCTCTTTTGAAGAATTGTTACTGGTGTGAACTCTGCACCTATTTGTAATAAGTTAGAAGTTGTATTAACAAAGGGTAATAACACTTTTCCTACAAATGGAATCTTGTTAGATACTCCTGATATAGATTTACCTACATCAGTAATAATAGTTTCCTTTTGTCCTCTAGCTGAATACTCTTCTGCAAAACCAAGAAGGTCTTTATCAGTAGCTCTTCCTAACTCATCAAAATATGTATCAAAAGATTCTTTAGCCTTTTGGGAGAACTTCCCTAAGTCTCCAAGACCTTCTGATAGATATGTATTCCAAAGAACTTCTGCTTTAGCATTGTTCCTGTAATTATATTGTTTACCTAACTCATCTATAGTAATACCAATTCTATAGTTAAGTCTTCCTATAGCACCTAAAAGGTCTGCTCCTTGTGCTATTACTGGTATCTTATTTACTCCAAGATGTTCTGCTGATAATGGTTTAACAAATTTTCTTTCACCATCTGTAGCTTTAAACATTGAGGAGAAGACACTCGGACTTAATATAGGTTCTTCTGTTATAGCTGTCTTAAGAGAAGCTACAGCAGAATCAAACAGATTACTAAATCCAGTCATTCCAGATATAATACCTTTAGCAGTTTCAGCAGGGTCTTGATTCCTTATACCACCTAAGATATGAGCAGGACTATGAGTAAGACCGAATATAGTATTACTGAAAAAGTTAGTATAGTGTGTAATAGGACTGAATACATTGTTTAAGAATGTTGAGTTTACTACTTCCTCAGAGGTTTTAATCAAAGATTTACCATTATCAAATAATCCAAGAATATTCTTCTGTTCTAATTGCTTTTCCATTACTTTAAATTGAAGTAAACCCTGAGTATTATTAGATATTATCTCATCAACTTCCTTTTCAGTCTTAGCAGTTCTAAGACTTTCAACAGTATCTTTAACAAATTGTCCAGCATTATCTAATGATTCCTGTGATAAACCAGAGAACTCCTTATACTTATTAAGTGTTTTAAGGACTTCTTTGCTTATATCTTTATTACCTTTTATAGCATTTTTAAATGCAGCAGAAGTCTCTACTCCTATTGCTTCTAAGACAATCTCATCTGGTAATTTCTTCTCAACAGCAGCCTTAACAACTGTTTTAGGATTTACATCAGAGATAAACTGTCTTAACCCAACATATCTAAGACCTCTACCAAGTTCTGCTCTACCTGCTTTTTCTACTAAGTTCATATTATTATAGATATTCATATACTTAAAGGCTTCACCAGCCTCATTAGCATTATATCCATTAGTTCTTAAACTCTTAGCTTTTTCTAAGAATATATTATTACATGTAGATGATATATCATAAAGTGCTTGAAGTTTATGATGGCTTTGTCTTAACTCTTCTATGGTATCCATACCCATATTTAAAAGCATTTGATTCGCATTAACACCATGTTTATCAGATAAATCCTTAACTAACATTTCACTTTGTTCTTTAAGCTCATCAAATGACATTGTATAAGAAGATACTTCACCAGTAGCTTTTATTTCTGAATCTCTATAACTATCAGCTAATGCTTTAATAGCAGTATCAACTTGTTCAGGAGATTTAATATTTCTAACAAGGTCTTTAAAGTCTTTAGTTTTAGTTAAATCACCCTTTTTAATAACTGCTTTTAATTGAGATTCTGAAACAGACACAGCCTCATTAATAGTTTTACCAACATCTTTAGCTTTAGGATTATGTTTCTCTATAAGTTTAGTCCATACTTCCTGTCTATCTTCAACAGGAACTTGGTTCTTAATAAAATCATCAGCTAAATTATAGTCTTTATTTATGTTAAAGAGATTATCAGCATGTTCCACAACATTATCTATATTGCTTTGCTTTAAAGATTTCCTTAAAGCCTTATCTACTTTTTGAAGTTCTGCTGCATTCTGCATAGCAAACTCTTTAACAGAGTTATCTTTAATAGCTTGTTTAAGTCCTACAAAGGTTTTAACAGTATTCGGAATAAACTGAGCTGTCTCTCCTATCATTACACCTTCAAGAGAGTTCTTAAAACGAGCTTCTAAATCTGGTGTATCCTTATATGTGGCTAAAAATTCAGAGATAGGATTAGGAGCAGCTTTATTTACAAGAGCAGACAAGTTTCCATATTCAATTCTATCATCATATAGAGCTGCATCTGTTACTGCTTGTCCTGTTGTAAAGACTATTCCCTTCATATATGCTGGTATTTTAAGAGCATTGGCTGCCAATCCACCAGCTAAAGCAGGAACAAGATATTTAGTTAATAACTCAATACCTTCTCCTATATTTGTTTTCGGTTTATAAACTGTTAGCTTTCCTTCATTATAGAAAGCGTCCTCTTCTTCTTTAGTTTTAAATGGCATTCCTTCTTCTGGATGTCCAGTAGCATTTGCCAATGTATTTCTTATAGGAGTTCCAATATATCTGGAAATAAACTCTCCTATTTCCTGTGGAATATCTACTAATCCCTGTCCTACAGAACCAAACAGTTCTTGAACAGGATTAACTTGTGTCTTTTCAACACCTGCTTCTATAGTTTTTACAGAAGATTCCTCAAGAACTGGAATTCCCTCCTTTAATTCAGGAGAGGATTCTGCTTGAGTATTGTTACCCTCTGTCTCAGGGGATTCTTGAGTAGAATATTGTTGTGCTATCTGCTCATCTGAAACACCTTGAGACTTTAATTGTTCATATTCTTCTTGTGTAATATTTAGATTGATTGATTCGTCCATTAATCCTCCGATAGCTAGCAAGCCAATTAAGGTCATTTAAATATTTTATGAAGAATCACAAGCAAACAAATTTAACGTGCCTTTATGACCCTCCTAGCGTCTCTAAGTTTAAGCGTTTACTCCCACAACATCAGGCAACCTTGTAGGCTTTGGTTGTGGTTTATTTTCGCTATTTTTAGGAACAGAAGGAACAGAAGGAAGACTAAATATATTATTTAATCCCCAATTCTGTTTCTTTGGAGCTTGTTTAAAATTAAATTTAGGTAAGTTCTTTTCAGAAGTAACCTTTGATTTAGCTTTCTTTACTGCATTAGCTTGGTTAAGAGCTTCTATAGCTTTCTGTAATTGCTGATAACTTCCTGCACCATTACCACCACCTATATCTTCAAGATAAATATTCTGCGAATATCTAGCGTCAAGTCTATTTATGGTATTTTTATAGTTAGGATTATAGTTATATTCATTACTTGCTTTAAGCTCATCTATTAAAGCATTACCAAGATTAGTGTAAGACCTTAATTGTTGATACCTTGTCTTACCCTTACCTTCTTTAGCTAAGGATTTAGCTTCTGCCTCATCATCTTCTTTAATAGACCTCAGTTTAGACATCTCTTCAATAGCGTCTTGTTGACTTATCTTACCATCTTTAGAAAGTTTCATAATATCGATATAATTTATTCTATTGGTAAGAACTTTATTATGAACATTCATAAGAGTATTCATATCAGATTGAACATCATTCTTAGCAAGTCCTCTGAGGGTTTTAACGTGGTCTAAAAGAAAACCATTGATAGTTCCAACTTCTTCAAGAACATCTGCTCTTGTAGCTTCTACCAGTATCTTCTTCCTTAAAGCTGTTAGATTCTCAGGAGTAGCCTGTTCAACATCCGTAAGGGTAGCATATATAGATTTCTCTATATTACTCATTACTTCTTTCTTATGATATTCTTTCATTTTCTCTGTCTTAACAAAGGCTGCTAACTGAGCGTCTTCATAGTTCTGTACCATCTTACCAACCCTTTGGTTAATATCAGGAACATATGAACTAATATCTTTATCATCAATCTTTAAAGAAGCTATAGTATTTTTAAGTAAAGCCATATCCTTCTCCTCTAAATCAGGAGTATTATATAGTTTACTTTCAATACCTTCTAATACTGTACCTATTCCATCCTCTACAGTTCCACCACCATCTCTAATTGTTCTAATAGCAGTGTCTAAAGCTTGATTATAGAATCCAGTTCTTTGTACTAAATCATTTGTAGAGGTATCTATAGTAGCTAATTTCTTATTAAGGTCATCAGCAACAGTAGCCTTAAGCTGTCCAAACACATACTCTCCGTGTTTATAAGCGTGTTCTACTGATAACTGTTGTCTAAAAGCATTTATCTGAGGAATAACCTCATTAATAGCTTGATTAGACACACCTTCTTGTCTCTGTTTATCTATGTATTCATTAATCTTTTGAGTAAACTGAGTATCAAATTCCTCAGGAGACATAGCAGCCATTGAAGACTGCTTCTCCTTGAAGTTTGTAAGGATACCATAGACTTCTGCTTTAGCTTTAGCTCTATTATATCCATCTTGTATATAGGGATTTAAATATTTCTTATCAGAATTCTTCTCAGTATAAGCAGACCAAGTTTTCTTATTCTCTAAATAGAGACGTTCTCCCTCAGTTTGACCTTTTTCTTTTAGATATCCTCTTGTTTGTTCACCTAAATCTGCTATTACTCCAAGTGTTTTAGCTAAATCAGACAGAGAATTACCCTCTGCTGGCTTTGCTACTCCAATAGGAGTAGGGGATTTTAATAATTCTACTGGACTTGCTACTGGTTGATAAACTATTTTAACCATTATATAGTCTCCAAAGGTAACTCTTTTTCTATATTTAAAATTTCTATATTAAATTTAGTGAATAATTGTTCAAATTTTTCTTTAGAAAATTTTTCTATAATATCATTAGATATATTATAGAAAATCCATTTTTCTTCTTTATATCGCTTTGGAATATCTCAACATTCAGTTTTCTGTTTATTATATTCTAACTTTCTTGTTTTTGCATTAACTCCTATTATTGGCATATTCATTATTTTTCGTATTTCAAGTTCGACTAATATAGAGTTTGCTTGTGTAGTAGCACAATACTCCATTATGGACTAACCTCCTTATATGGATGTTCTGCTGGTAATTTGGCAGTAAATCCCCATTTATGTGCTAAATAACCCTCTATCTTTTGTCTGTCAGATACACTTGGAGGAGAAGATAATAAAATTATTTCAGCTATATCTATTTTTGATGCTCTATCTATGGAATCAGGATTAAACTGTGCTAAATAAGTCCAAGTTCTAGCAGTATTTATTTGTACAAATAATAAATCAAGTTCGTTCCTATTTGGAAACGGAACATAACCAGTAATAGAAATATTAGTTCCAGTTCCATTCGCTGGTGTTACACTTCCCCCATTAATAGAAATGCTTCCTGTATCACGTCCAACTGTACCATCTACAGATGCAGTATAAGAAAGTGCTTTCGACAAAAACCAATAAGATGTTGGCGAGGGTGATAAAATACCATCCCATAATAAGGGAGTGGAATTAACATCATTTGTAGATGCGTTGCAGTTTTTTACAACAAAGAATCCAACTTTGGCTGTAACGGATGGTATGCTCATATAATCGCTAATAAAATTAATGGTTTTATCTACATTGTCATACACAGGCTGAATACTTGCTGTACCTTGTGTTACGTGTTTATTATTACCGCTTTTATCATCCCATTGGCTTACGTTAGAATCATTAAGAGTAATTGTTGAAGCGTCATTTGCATCCAACCATAGAGATATATTAGATAAATTTAATATATTAAAGGGTACTCCTTTAAAACTATGATATCCTAATTTATTTATATTTTCTTTACTAGAAGAATAACCTAAGTTAATCATTTAACCTCCTATAGTCCAATTATAAATCTGGTCTGCTGTGGCTGTTACTGATACAGAAGTAAAACCAGTAAAGAAGTTTCCATAAGAAGCTCCTGCTGCTACTGTAATAGTAATAGAACCTATAGTAAATGTTAATGAATTAGTTATACTAGAATTATGTATAGAGAAGAATGTTCCTGTACCTGTTAAAGTCTGGGGAGAATCATTACCAGTACCTGAACCAGCAGCTACAACTTTAGTAGATAATTGTCCAGCGTCTTTAAAGGCTTCTCTCATTTTAAGATAATCTGAATCTGTATATTTATCCATTATTTATCCTTCCTACTTTTCAGTAAATATTTTAAGTCCAGAAGACACACCAGATAAGATACTACTTAATAGTCCTAATTTACTTGGTTGTGCTATCTGAGCTGGAATATAAGGTTGAATAGAAGCTGCTCTGCTATACGCTTGTGCAGATACACTCTTCTCTTCTTGTTCTAATTGAAATCCTAAGTCTCTAATATTTTCAGAAGCTACAAAACTATTGACAGCGTCTTGTCTCATAAAATCATATATCATTGATTCTATACTACTACCTTCTTGTCCAGTAGCAGCACCAAAGGCTACAGCAGTAGCAGCACTTCTACGAGCTTCTAAATTACTCTCTTGAACTTGTTGTGCTGTCTTTCTCTGTTCTTGTTGTGTACGAACTCCAAGTTGTTTGAAACTCTCTATAGCATTTCTATTAGCTTCTCTATTTACCTGTATTATATAAGCTTGCTGTGCTGCTGCTTTAGCATACTCATATTCCTGAGCTGCTGCTGCATTAGCCTGTGCTTGTCTATATTCTAATATAGGAGAAGCGAATCTAAGAGACGCTATGCCAATTTTAGCAACAGTATCTAAATTAAATGCCATTGGTATATCTCTCCATAAATATTAGGTCTGGTAATAAATTAGCATAATTGAATGTTACATCATTTAATTCTTTAAAACCAAGCCTCTTTAACCATTTAACTCTTATAGGGAAGTTTTTATTTACTCCCAGAAAGAGTACATCATATAAATTTTCAAAGAAGTTTATTACTAAAGAACTCATCTTAACAAATGATTTCTTATTTTTATCTACTGCCTCAGTTCCCCAAAAATAAATTATTCCCTGCCTTGATTGAATTGAAATAGAACCTACTACTCCAATAATTTCTTTGTCTGTATAAGCTGTTAGAAGAAAGTCATTGCCAGAAATTCCTCTGGCAATAACACTTCTAATTAAAGAGATGTCTGGAACAGTTTGATACAACTGTTGAATCTCCCATATATGTTCTTCTCTAAGATGACTACAAAGATATTCAAGGTCTTCAAGTGTAGTTTTTCTTAGTTTCATTAGAATGAACTCCTCCTAGTATAATATCCCTCCCACGTAGCTCCTAAGAATTTACAGGGAAGATAGGAGTTACTATAGATTTTAATAAGTGCCTGTGTATTCTGACACTGTATTGGTACTCTGAATAGACCACTTGATATAGGAATATCACCTACTATAGCTGTAGGAGTACCTATCGTTATACCTGTAAATACTGCTCTTGTCTGGTCTCTATATAATGGTGTAGATAAAACCTCGAAGTATCCACTATTTACATAACTAAGTTCTATATTCCTTACTTGTGTTCTGCCATCTTTAATGGCTTTATTACCAGAAGATGTATCCATACGTAGATATAGAGTGCTAAACTCATATAAGAAAGCATATGGACATCCAATTATAATATCAGTATCATTGAGATAATTACCTGAAACATAAACCTCTGAACCATTTATAGGGTCAAAAGTTGTTATTCCTACTACAGTTAGATTATTTCCATCTTTATCTATTACGTTAATACCATCCACATCCGAACCACCAGTATAATGATAAGGATAAGTGAAGATAGTAACATCTTCAAAAGCGTCATAAATCCTATAAGGATTATAAACTTTATGGTCTAAGTGTACTAAGAAATCTCTTGAAGTTCCTACAATATCTGTAAGAGTAGGACTTAATCTCATTGTTTCAAGAAAGACACCATCTACTCTATTGATAACAAGATATAAAACATCTCCAATTATTTCTGTATAAAGAATTTCACACTCTTCAAATAGCCATTTAGACCATGCTGATTGTCCTTTTTCTGTCTTTGTATTATAAAAATAATTATAGACATAAGTTGTATCAGGTGTGGTAGGAGATATAGCCAAGAGAATATTCTCTGAGGTACTTCCTGTTATCTTGAAAACACCAGTAGGGATATAAGTTGGTATGTGTCCTGTAATATCATCACTATATTTAGCACCACTCTCAGCTATTAAATATTCCCTAAGAGAAGCACCATTTGATTTATCAACAGTAAATATTCCACCATCACCTAATGGTATAGGTTTACATATTTTTGAACAGTCATATTCACTAGCAGTCTTAATTCTTAAGTTTTCTGGTGTAAGTACACCAGCAGCTTCCAAACTATACTGAGTGGTATCTGAGAACAATATAAGCTGCTCAGGAAACGCTAGGGCGTGATATAAATTAGTTACCTTAGTCTTTATACTACCGTGAGAAATACGCACGTTAATGGGGTCTGTATCAAGCTTAGTTTGAACTGTCTCCTTAAAGAAGCTAAATATCTCATTTGTACGACTAAAGGAAACCGTATCCTCAGCTACCATTGCTAATCGGTTTTCATATAGGAATAATTCCCTGATATATTTACCGACAAGATATGGGTCTGGGGAAGATTCCTCATCACCAGATATTCTATCTCCCCATATTCCTTCTTTAAATTCAAAGTTCCCAGCCTCAGTTCTTATTAATAGAAACGGCATATTAGCTGGTTCAAGTGCATACTCAATACCATCTTGTCTTGTTTCTACCCAAGAACCTTGACCAAAATCTTCTCCATCCTGAGTTTCAAATTGTACATACCAGTCGTCTTCTTCTCTGGCAGGGTCTCCAATTATCTTAAGGTATTGTCCATTAGGAGCTACAGTTGGTAAATCATTTATATCATCTGCTTGTCCTTTAAAACAATAGAGATTATTGTTTCCATTACTATCAGAAGCTACTATTTTAAAACTGTTTCCTGCTGTATTAACCATAGAGACAACAGAACCATTAATTGAGAACTCCCAATCTGTAACTCCTAAGGCTGATACTAAGGCATTATAAAGTTCTAAGGCTATACCAGTAGTTCTAATATCAGTAATAGCAGAATCATTAGTAGTTTTACTTATGGTATATTCTGTTCCTTCATAAGTAACAACAAGTTTATAGACTGTACTATAATCTCCCTGTCTTACAAATATAAGAGCTGATTCGTTTATTGAACCAGAACTAACAGGTATCATAGTAGGTTTAATCTTTTTGTTAGCTATAAATGTATAATCAGCATAGGTTAAAGCTAATAGGTCTTCTCTTGGATTATCTGTCTGAATATAATCAAGACCATCAATAGCTACCAAAACCTTTGGTAATCCAGTTGTTAAATCAAAAACCTTTAATAAAGTACCAGTAGAACTACCACTTGAATATGTGTCTTCATTATGAATAATAACAAGATACTTCTCATTATCATCTCTGTTTATGATGTGTACAAAAGGATTCTCACCGATATTATTAAAGAGATAAGCTAAATAATTAGTAGGAGGTCTCTTCTTAAGACCTTCTATAATTGAATTATAACCATTTATCTCTTCTGTACATTGTGTTGGAAACCTGACCTCTGGACTTTGTTGAGATACTCCATTGACCAGATGAGGTATTGGTTGTCCTTTTAATGACATCTAAGTCCTCCAATTAAGGTCTTCTGCTATTTCTGCATTATCTATAAAGATGTTAAACTTCTGAGTAATTTCTTCTTCCTGTAATAATGTCTTCCAAGCGTCTTCTTCTTGGTTAAATTGAAGTTTTGAAATAGTCTCAGAGGTTAATACTTCCTCTTGAAATTCTCTCTTAGCTCTTATTGTAATATAATTCTGAGCAGAATAAGGTAAATCTTCAAAGTTTAAATAGACTAAGATATTAGCGTCAACTGTTCTATTAATAATATAAGTGTGATTATAGTTATCATATAGCTTAAGTCCACGCTGTACTAAGTATCTATCTATTGAATGAAGACAATCTATCCTCAAGATATTAACAGGTAGTTCTATCTCTCCTGCTAAATTAGGACTAAAATTATAATTTTCTTCATAATTAAATTTCCATCTTTTAGCTTGAACTTGTTTAGAAACTGTGTCTATCTTAGCTATAGCCTTAATAGTATCTGCTGTCATATAAGCAGTATCTTCTATTGTGTTGACAGGATACTCTCCAATACCTGCCAGAATTTGATTTACTGATTCTAATTTTGTCAACATATTTAATTCTCCTTACATTATGTAAGAGCTTAATTACAAGCCATTATAAAATACAAGAAAAAAAAATAAGGGAGAACCAATAAGATTCTCCCTTTGGAAAGAGGGCAGGTTTATATTAAACCTATACTTCTTATGCAGAAGCTTTAGAGATTTCACCACAAGCAGCAGGATTAAGAATACCATGACCTACAGCCATTGATATATCAATCAAGTCAGCTTTATATTTGTGGTCTCTAGAACTTTCGGTTGTCAACTGCATTAATTCAACAGAAGCAGTAGCTCCAAGTTGCCAGCAGACACCTAAAGTATCAGTGAAGTTTCCATGATAAGTATTAACTGTTCCAGTTTCTTGTGCTATATTTGTCTGAGGAACATTGTTAGATTCAACAATCTGGAATCCAGCTACTTTAACAATGTTTCCTTCTGCTATAGAACCTGTACCAGCATAGTTTCTGTTGATAAGGTCTACGTTAGCAGCTAACAATTCATACACTTCTGGAGGTAATGCTGCATATCTGCCTTGCATTGGAACATTCTTACGGTTGAAGTTTGTTCTCATTGTTCTCAAAGCACCAGCTAAGAGTACAGGGTCAGTCGCAAATGATGGGTTTTTAATAACTGTACCACCATAACCTTGTCCACTTGCTGCCAAGTTGGATAAAGCTCTAGCACCTAATACAGTTGTTTGAAGAACTTGTTTGTCATATTTATCTGATAATGCTTGTGTCATTTCACGAACATAATCAGCTCTAAAGTCTTTCTTCTGCATTGCTTTGAAGAGGTTATAAATATAGACGTGAGAGATTAACAGACCATCAATATTGATAGTAAGTTCTCCATGTGCTATTTCATTACCTAACAGAGGAGTACCAGCTACGTGATATGTTGCACTTGCAGTACCAATGAGAGGGAATGTTTCAGATTTACCATATACAATAGTTTCTGTTCTATGTAATGGTTTCATAATGTTGAGGGTAGGAAATAATGCCAATACCTCAGCAGCATAAATAGTTTCAAATAACGCTCTATCTGAACCAGACAGTTGATTTTGACCAGACCTTACTGGTACTATGTTGTCATCATATGTTCCCATTAAGTAATTCTCCTTTACTCACTTACTATAACTTGTGTTTATATAGATGTTGACTTCTGGCTATCTTCTCCTTAATAGAATTTTGATAGTCTCTATCCTCTTTTGTTTTACCATTGTACCTTTTATCTTGTATAGCAGCTACAACATCATCCATACTTGAATATATGTCTTTATCCATATTGACGCTTCCTCTAAATAAATTAGGTGATTTACCTGTAGCTTCTACCATACGTGAACTTAATGATTCTAAAGCAAGTTTAACAGCTTCTACGTTTTTTGTTTCAAGAATAGAATTAAATTTATTTCTTTCTTCTTCTGTTAAACCAGTTTTAGCCCATTCGGATAAAGCAGTATAACCTTCTTTACCACCTATGCTACTAAGAACATAATTGGTTTCTTTCTCTGCTTTAGCAATTTGACCTTCTACATAGCTATCTACATCAGTTTTTGTAAATCCTTTACCTTCTAATTCTTTATAAGAATTATCATCAAGTTTACCAGTAGCCTCAATCTCTTTAGCATATTTAGATATGTCAACTTTTTGTTCTGCTATCTTAGCTTCTAATTTAGCATTAACTTCTTCTTTAACTTTATCAATCTCAGAAGATTTAGTCCTTAAAGAGTTATACTGCTCTACAAGCTCATCTACAGAACTGATACCCTCTGGTAACTGTGAAGCAGCTCCACTAGAACCAGCGGGATTACCATCACCAGCAGGTTGACCTCCACTTGGAGTTCCTGCCCCAGAACCTTGTGGTAATGAATCGACCATTAACTACCTCCTAGTATTCAATAACCGTACCATCAGAGAGAACTCTTGTTTGTTTAGCTCCCACCTTAGGTGTTATTTTGGAAGTATCTACATTATGTCTTACTGCTCCTACAACAGTAATGTTTGGAAGACCTCCCTTTTGTTCAATAGCTTTAAGATTTTCAAGAGACCTTAGACTTGCTAAGATTTCAGATTCTTTAGTTACAAGGTCTGATTCACTAACTTCTAAGCTCAGTTCTTTTTCTTTAAGCTCTTGTTCTTTATCTTTAAGCTCCTGCTCTTTATCAGCAATAGCTTCCTCTCTTTTAATAAGTTCTTTTTCTCTATTGTTATTGTTGCTGTTGTTCGCTGCCATTCTGACCTCCTGTGGCTTTACCCATTTGTTGAATTATTGCAGGAGTAGCTTGAGAAAGTAAGGCTGCCTGTGCTGCCTGCTGTTGTTCCTGCTGTACTTCTTCCTCAGTTTTAATAAGACCCTCAGTGTCTATTCCTAATCCAGTAGCAGTTCTTGTCATAACCTCTGATGGGTATAGATAACGTGATACTACTTCTGCTCCTAATGTATTATAAAGGGCAACAAGGAATGAATTGAGTTTGTTAAAATCATTACCACGTCCGAGTGCTTCAACACCAGTGATGATAACAACATCGACTTGTTCTTTATCCAACTTTGGAATGATATTCTTTCTGACAAGATAAAACTCCTTCTGTCTTATATAAGGATATTGTAATTCCTGAGCTAAGACACTATAGAAGTTTCCTAAGGTATCCTCAAGTTCTTTGACCATCTGTTTGATTTCCTCAGTAGGAACTCTCTCAGCGTCTCTTCTTAAGTCAGAAAATAATAAGAAAGCATAACTAAGACTTTGCTTTAAGGATTCTATTTGTTTTTGAACTACAGTAAAATCATAATATTTATCAAGCTTAGATGTTGTAATATCATCAGCTTTACCTTGTATAACGTCTCCTGAATGTGCGTCTCTAAACGCTCTCATATTAGTTTCACTATTAGACCTTACAAGATAAATGATTCTAGCAGCAGCTAAACTTCCTTTTACCATAGCTTTATTCAATCCTGAGAAAGCTATTAAGTCTCCTATATGCTCATCAACATAAGACCTACCGTATGCTTGACCTGATATAGTATTATATCTTAAAGCTATATAAGGACAATTATCCAATGGAAAGAATCCTTCTGTTTCTTCAAGTTTCATACCAAAGCATTCTTGATATATAACCCATCTCTTTTTGATGTGGTCTCTATAACAATAGGTATATATGTCTATTTCTTTATCTATATTAAAACCTTCTTTGGAAGTTAATACAGATAAAATATCTTCTGATAATACTTTAGGAGATAATGATTCCTTAACAATAACTTCTAAGAGGCTTCCATTAGTATCCCTGTCTATAACATAAGAGGATAATGGGATATATCTAAGTTTACCTTCTTCAAAATTATGTTCAAGTAAAACATTACCAGCAACAATAAGGTGTTTAAATGCTTCACCTAATACAATTCTATCCCCAGATTGAGTAATAGCCTTTAGTATTCTGCGTTCACGTTTTTCTAATTGCTTCTCAATCTTTGATAATAAAGCTTTATCAGATTCTTGTATATCTTCTTTAAGCTCTTCATTAACTTCATACCTATAGAATGGATTATTAGGAGGTAATAAAGCTAATGCTAACTTAGAACTTAAGTTATTAACTCCCCTTGCACCTAATGACTGATAAGGATTTTCAATATCAGTATTACTAGATACACCTTCTTGTGGTACTAAAGATGGAATTGTATATTTAGAAGCCAATCTAGCACGTCTTAAGAAAGAATATCTCTTGAGACTTAACTGCTCATATCTATTGGCTACGTTCATTATAACTCCTTATAACTTTGGTAGATTAAGACCACTACCACCACTAACACTCTGTACACCTGAGCTTAATGGAATTTTTAAATCTGATAAAGATTTAACTTTCTTCTCTTTGTCTGTTCCTTCTTTAGCTTCACCTACTGATTTAGTTGTAACCTCAGGTGGAGCAGGAGGTTTAACTTCCTGAATTGCTGCACTTGATGGTGTATAGGATGGAGCTGAGGGAGCAGATTGTTTAGCAAATAAGGGAGCTACAGCACCAGCAATGCCAGCACCAGCAGTCAATACAGTAGCTATCATAGGAAGGAATTGAAATCCTCCTCTTTTACGATAGATACCTTTACCCACAACTTTATTATCTGTAAGCATACTGTTCCTCATATTTACGCTTAAGCATTTTTACTACTTCTTGCTGCCCTTGTCTTCTTACTATCTCTTCCTGAGGAGTACCGAACTCTGGCAGCTCATCACGATAAAGAGCTTGTAGAAATTCTACAAGCTCTTTAGAAATTATAGGACAACTTTTATCCATTAATACATTGTTCTTTCTTCTTTGGGTATCTTTCTAATGTTTTCAACACCTCTGAACCAGTTCCCACATTTCTTACATTGATATTCAAAGTAAGCTGTAGATTTACCTGCGTCAACTCCTTTATATTCTACTTCAAGACTACCACAATTAGGACATACTAATCCTTTAGCTCCTGTTATAGCTGCGAATGATGGGAGATGTTTAGCAAGTGGTCTTAATAACTGTGCAATATCATACAGTGTTCTAACATCTTGTTTACAATAATCTGCCATTTCTTCTATGGCTTGTCTAAAGTATCCTGTGTCTGTTACCCCTTGTGTCCACTGCCATACATATAGCGGTAACTCATCTTTTTGATTCTCTACTCCTAAACCCTTAGCAATACATTTAAGAGAGTTAGCTGTGAATCTTAGTTGTTTCTTTGCTATCATCCAAGTATCAAAGACATTCTTCCACTTAGTTTTAGGGATGTGTAATCCGTGTACAAGACATCTAGTTCTTAAGAACGGTACATCAAACCTACCTCCAAAGTGTGCTACTACTATATCTGCTTCATTAATGAGTTTAGTTAAACTCTTAACCAGATATAAATCAGCTTTCTCAGGTGAGAGTTGGAAGGATTTACTGTAATTACAAATGGTTTCAACTTTCACATTGTCTCTGTCATTGTGCCAGCAATAAGCAAACATTAACATAACACCAAAACCTGCCGATAGATTGGTGGTCTCAATATCAAAGTATAATATTTTTGGCTGTCTTTCTATTTCTTCTGTCAAGATGTGCCTCCTTTATCTATCAATTAGTGTGGTGTTTTAAGGTTTATTATATACACTTTAAATCTCAGTTTCATTATTATTTTTGAACGGATTTAAACCTTGAGAACGCATATTTTTAATAACGAACCAAGCATACATCATAGCGTCCATAGCTATATGGAATGCGTGTGGGATACCAGATTCTAAGTCATAGTATCCTGTCTTCATTTCTGCTCCTAAATGCCTTGTGATAGCATTTCTAACATCTTGTTCTCCATTCTCTATTGTCTTCCAGTTACCTTCCTTATAACGAGGGTCTCTTAAGTCATTATACTTCTTAGCTCCAAATTTCCATACAATACAAACTCCTTCTATTACTTCAAAGAAGTCTAACATAATATCAGCAATGGGTAATTTACCAGCTTTATCCTTTACTTGATTACTCAATATTAATATCCTCCGTTGTCTGCATACTTCTAAAGCCTATAAATGTAGGAAATCTAAGGCTTTTCTTTCCGTTTCTATCTGTAGTCTCTTCAAAATACTTAACTTTAAGTCTTATATTATCAAAGAACCACTCATCTATTGATTTACTTTTCCTCCATATAGCTGCTCTCTGCTCATCTGTATAACCAGAACCGACATCAACTGAATCTCCATTAGGTAATAATATAGTTATAGCTCCTAATGAACCAGTATATTTTCCTGTACCCTCCTTAAAGTCTTCTATCTTAAACTCTCCATCCTTAAACTTCTTAACCTTAAGAAGATTAGGACTTCTTCTAAATTCGTAATTATCTCCTGCTCCATTCCTAAGCATAAGACCTTCCCATCCTTGTTTAGCAGCATGGTCTCTGAGTTCTTCAAAGAAGTGGTAGTCATATTGATGTGCTATTAGTATATTAGGATATATTGTTTTAAAGTAACCAGTTCTATTTTTAACTTCTGGTATAGCCAATTCTTCTATAAGTGCTACATAGTTATCATAAAATTTTGTAGTGTCATTCTCTCCTTTATCAAAGAAGTTTCTTCTTATTGAACCAAAGATAACATAGTATAAATTATCACATCCATCCTTACGGTCTCTGCTTTGCGATAAAGAGATTCCTTTTTGAAAGTCTTCTCTTCCATCCTTAATATAAATTAACTCTCCATCTAAGACCTCTGAGAGACCTATAAATTGATTTATTTGTTCAAGGATATGTTTGACAGGAGCTTCATATTGTGGGTTCATAGCTCTGGATTTCATAATAACTTCATTTCCAGATTTCATAGCCACTACTCTCTTACCATCAAACTTTCTGGAAGTCATAGTGTCTTTTCCAAAGTCCTTACCTTTGTAGTTCTGAGCTAACATAACTAATTCTGCCATTAATAGACCCTCTTCTTAGGAGACCAAAGTTTAAATTGTTTCTTATCCCAATCATAATCTTTAGCTCTCAGTATTCTAGCACATCTGGCTTGACTTATAGCAAAGTCCTCAACCTCTTTACATATAGCAGCGTCAAGTGTATAGTTGTCTTTATACTCTTTCTTAGCTTTTGTACTGGTCATTGCTATATATTCAGGTTCTTCCTTAACAAGCTCAGATACTTTCTGTTCTATATAAGTAGCTACTATAACATCCCATACCGTATTAATATCAAAATCTTTAAGAATCTCAGTAGCTTTAGTTCCTCCTATTCCTCTACATCCAATGTAACCATCAGTTGTATCTCCAATAAGAGTTTGATATAAGAAATTATATACTGCTTCTTTATCAGTTATCTCTTGAACTGTAGGAACAGGTTGACCCATATCTCCTTTAATAAACTTAAATAAAATACAAGGTATAGTTTTAAGGTCTTTATCCTCAGACCATATAATAACCTCACCATCCAGTTTATTACCTGTTGCTAATATTCCTAACAGGTCATCACCTTCAAGATGAGGTTCTTCAAAGCATTGATAATTATCTAAAAGATATTCTTTAAGTTTATAATATCCAGTAGGTTTCCTTTTAAATGCCCTGTTATGTTTATATTCAGTATATATGTCGTGTCTGAATGAACCTAAGATACTTGATAAAACAAGGACAGCATTATCAGCTTGTGTGATTCTTAAGATGTCTTGTATAGTTTGGTCTAATTCTGCACAAGCTACATTAATATTGATTGTACTTGTATAGATGTCATCATACTCATCCATATTCCAACACACATCTACGCAATTTCCTATAGCTGTTTTGAATAGTAGTATATCAGCGTCTATCACTACGTGTTTCAATAACTCGCTCCTTCCTTAATTATTCTATTATCTCTTTTAGTGCTTAAGGGTTTACTGAAACAGTCGGCTATGTACTTAGCTTTTTCTTTATGTTCACAAATAAGATGACTTACAAATGCTTGCCAGTATTCAGGGAAGGTATCAGTTCCTATAGGAGATACAGATACTATAGTCCTATTACCTTTAAACTGTTTACCTCTTACCTCGAAGTTCTCTGTTTCAGATAGACTTTCAAAGAAGTCCACCTCATCATTCTCCATATCAATACTTAAAATTACTCTTGGCTTATCCATACTTCCTCCTAGTGGCATTCGCACCAGTTATTTCCAGTTTTAACATCTATATCCAAAGGACAAAAGAATTTAAAATAAGTCTCAGCTTCTTTCATAGCTTCTTTACAACTAACTGTGTACTCTTCAACAATCTCTGGTCTTACTTCTGCCTGAATCTCATCATGTATGTTGAGTATAAAATTAAAGTCTATGCCCTTCTTATATCCTTTTTCTTTGAGTATTCTATCAAGAGTAATAAGACATCTCTTCATAATCAAAGCACCTGCTGATTGAAGAAGTAAGTTAATTGCTGCATACTCTTGTCTTACTTTAAGTTTTCTACCATCAAGACCTGTAAGATAATCCTGTTTAGAGAGAATCTCTTTTATCTTTTTAAGTAGTGGGTTTAATCCAGTAAGGTTTTTTAAGAAGACAGTTCTTAATTCTTTACCTGCTGCTGCTCCCTTACCTACAATAGAACCAAGTTTAGCGTCTCCTCCTCCATATATGAAAGCATATATAAAGGTCTTAGCTTTATCTCTACCACCCTGTCCAGTTGAATCAATCTCTGGTGATAGTTCAAGTAGCCTCATATTAACTGTATGTATGTCTGTTCCATCTTCTTTCTTACCATTACATACAGTCTCTACTAAGTCTTTGTTTCTGACAGCGTGTGCAAAACATCTAAACTCTAATGCTGCTGCGTCCGCTCCTACTTGTACCATTTTATCAGCAGGAGTGAAACAAGCTCTGAACTCAGCTCCTCCCCACTTAGCGTCTTTAGTTGGAACTTGTCCTAAGTTTGGAGAAGTATGACTACACCTACCACTAACAGTACCAGCAGTATTAACTGTTCCATGAATCCTTTTTGTTATTGGATTAACTGCTTTTATTAATGCCTGTTTTCCAGATGTTAATTGTCCTAATCTTTTTCTTATAGTAAGATAATCAACAAGCAAAGGAATCTCAGGGAATGTAAGTTTAACTAATGCGTCCTCATCAAGTTTAAGAACATTCTTACTACCTTCTTCTTTATTCTCTTTCTCATCTTGATAAGCTTCTAAGTATTTTATATCTGCTTCATACTTAGGATTGTTCTTATACTTCTTAACTAATCTTTCTGCAATCTGCATAGGACTTGGAGTAAAAGGAACATATTTAACTCTTGTTACTTCACATCCTGCTCTATAACCTTTTGCTTTATTGTCCTTCTTAGGTATAAAAGGTTCAATCAATTCCTTAGCATATACAGGTTTCATAGCAATTAAGAACTCATCTCTTAGTTTATTTTCAAGTTTTAAAAACTCTTTAGTCAAATAGTCTTCTAACTTCTTAGCTCTTTCAATATCAAAGACTACTCCACATCTTTCTTGTTCGTATATTATTTCTGCAAACTGGTGTTCCAATTCAAATGCAGCTACAGATGTACAATATTTATCAGACACAAAAGTCTTAAAAAGTTTATGAGTTACCTCAACATCCTGTTTACAATAGTAAAGCATATCGGATGTGAACTTATCCCAGCAGTTAGCACCTTTAAAGCTTGTCTGTTTAAGTTCTCCTATTCTGAATCCCCAAGATTCAAGACTATACTTACCTATCAGATGACTTGGAAATATTATATTACTAAGAAACTTCTTTCTTTGTTCAGGCTTCTTAAATTTCTTGTATTGTTCCATCTGCCAAGATTTAAGTTTTCTTATTTTAGTCTTAAACTCCATCAGTCCTTTGTTTATAACTCTCATATCTCTGTCTATTATATCAGGGATAATAAGTTGACCAAGTAGTTTAGTATCAATAGGAACTCCCTTATGTCTCCACTTAGGATATTGCTTTTTAATAGCAGGAATATCAAAATCTATAATGTTATGACCTACTATATAATCTGCTTCTCTTAATCTGTCAAGAGCTTTCTCTATCTCATTAGGTTTATATCCAATGTTCTCACCAGTCCAAAAATCTTTTACAGAAATACAATGGATAGTCTTAAGCCCTTGTAATGTAATGAAGTTATCAATAGCATTAGTCTCAATATCAAATACAAGAATGGACTTACCCTTAAAAAATTCGGTATTAAATTTTTGAATCTTCTTCTCAGTAACAGTTTTCATTAATCATCTCCATAATTACTAAAGTTTGGATAACCCTCATCTATATTCCCATCTTCATAGAGTTCTTCATAGCACTCCTCACATAGATTCATAAAGTAGAGTTTCTCAAAAGAGTTACCACATCTTTCACATTCTTCTTTATCTAACATTAGCTAACTCTTTAGTATTGATACCAGCATTTTTAAGTGCTACGTACATCACTGGTACTTCTTCCTCAGTAAATGATTTAAGATATGCTTTGTAGTTAGGACATCCTCCTCTACGTTTGCATTCTTCACAAGATTTAATATTGTTGCAGTTCATATGAATCTCCTATCTTTCTTTTGTACAAACCACAGTCTTGTACTATTACATCTTCATATCTAAATATCGCTACCTCTGTTACTATCGCTCCAAGTAAAGGGCATATACTGACATTATCACAGGTGATACACATATCAGATTCAAATGCTCTCACTTGATTCTCAGGTAAAGTAGCTCCTGCTATTAGATGTACCATTACTCTTCCTCTATCTCATCCTCATCAAACATAGTATCACTTGGTTCAATAGTTTCAAATACTTCTGTAAGTCTTCCTGTGTCTGCGTCATAGTGAACCTTACCAGCCTTACCAGTATCACCAGTTATTCTACATTTAAGGACACGAACTAAACTTGTGTTTCTTTCTTCTTCTGTCTCTGCTTGTTGATTTCTTTCAAGACTTATGATTGTATCTGAGAGCTGTGCTAAAGCTCCTGAACCTCTTAAGTCTTTTAATGATATTGGTTTACCTTCTTCAAAACCATCCTTAACTACGTGTGCTATTGTGATTAACTTACATCCTAACTCTTGAGTTAATGTTCTTAACTCTGTCATAAGTAAGTCGATGTATTTACGCTCATCACGTTCTCCACTACCAGACACACATATAGAAATGTGGTCTAAGAAGATAAACTTACAATCCATTCCTTTAACCAGTTCTCTTATCTTACTTATGATGTTTTCCATCTCTGTAAAACCAAAGTGATTAATAAGATAGAATGGTTTATTAAGGAACAGTTCCTCAAAAGCTTTCCTTAGTTCTTCTTTATCTGCCAATGCTTTATTAACGTGAAGACATTTACCAACTTTAAATCCTAAGAAGTTTACTGCTGTCCTACCTACAGATTCTTCAAGTGCTATATAACCTACTGGTTCATTGCATTGTTCTCTTAGATAGTATGCTATCTCCCTAGCAAATAACGATTTACCACTACCTGTACCAGCGGTAAGTAGTATAATTTCACTATCTCTCATTCCACCAGTCTTAAAATTAAGCTGTTGTGTGAATGGGAATGGTATCCCTTTAGTTTCATATGAAAGTATATGTTTCCATATACCTTCTCCCTCAACTATATCATCAGGTCTATAAGTTTTAGCTCCCCATATAGCGTCAATAACTTCTTCTACTCTACCAGCCATCAGCATTTCATTAGGGTCTTTAAGTGGAAGAGTAGCTATCTTTCCTTTACCATAAGACAATAGAGCAGCACATTCGTGAGCTATCTCTAATGGAGATTTACCATCTGGATTAGGGTTATCCATATCAAACATAAAGATAACCTCATCAAACTTCTCAAGTAGTTTGATATTAGCTTTAATACATTTGACTGCTGCATTAATACCATTAGAGATAGAGACTACTGGATATTTATTACCTTGTATCTGAGAGACAGTCATACAATCTAACTCTCCCTCAGTTATAACAATCTTCCTACCTGTTTCTCTCCATAGATGGATACCATATAAAGGATAGTTAGCTTTCTTAATGTCTCCAAATATCCTAAAATCTTTATTAGGAAATCTTATCTTCTGTAAAATAACATTCCCTTTATTGTCATAGTAGTTTGCAATATGGACAGGCTTCCCATCTAATTGTCCTATCTCATATTTAAATTTATCACAAGTTGCTTTAGTAATGCAGCGTTTAGTTAAGGCTTTTACTTCTCCTGAAATAAAGCCGTGTCCTTTTTGTTCCTTATATTGTACATCTACTTCTTCTGATTCTAATGCAATATCAGAAGCAAAGTAAGTATTACATACATAACAAAAGGAATGCCCATCTGTAAATACTGCCCTACCATCTGAACTTCCACAGGAACAGGAAGTATGATATGAAAATTCACTGTCTTTATATTTAGGTTTCATAAGTTACTCTTTCTACAATCAATTTTAAGCCACGTTAAATATATCTGCTTGGTTTGTTCCTAAGAATAATTTAACTAACCTTCCTGACCCTCTGAATCATCTTAGAATTTATTTAAGTTCCAACAGTTATATGGACATTTTACATATTCAAACCTTAAAAGTTTTCTTGATAAACAATGGTAGTTAGGACACATATAAACACAATACTTACCGCGTCTTAAAGCTTCTTTATGATATACAAACTTTAACTTTCCAACTATCATATACCAGATAAACTTTACTATTAATATAAAATCAAACATTACATCACCAGTAATGATGAAATACCTAAACTCTTCCAGAGACCAGCATTCTTTAAATCATCATCTATAGCTAACTCAACATTATATCTACCCTTTATTACTGATTCATAAAGACTTCTCTTAACATCACTACTACTTCTGTAATCATCAATAGGTCTCATAAGTATTTCATAATTACCTTTAATACTTGGTATTCCTTGAGATACATAGAGTACCGTATCTAATGTTAGGTCTATAAGTTCTTGAGTAGCTTCTCTTCCAGTAACAAAGAGTATTGTATAACCTCTCAACATATAACTTCTAATAATATTAACAGCCCACTTATGAAATACTCTTGGATGATTTGATAAAATTTTATGAAATATATTCCATCCTACTCTATCCATATAATCTTTTGGAATAGCAGATAAGATTGCTTTAGAATCTACAAGAGTATCATCTATATCCATTATTATTGCGTCTTTCACTTAATACCTGCCTTATCTTTAATGGCTTTAATCTTATATAGTAATCCTACAATTACTTTATAATCCTCAACACTTATATCACTAATCTTTTTGATATTGTTTTGTTTCTTAACTCTCATCCACTGTTGAAGATTCGCTTGATATAAGTCTTCAAGTAATTCATAATAAACCATTCCTAATTTTTCTTCTTCATTCATTAATCAATCTCCTTAATCTCAGCTAAGACGTGAGGATTGTCTGGATTTACTTCTCCTATTCTGTATATAACTTGAGGGAGATAATCATAATTGTCATCTTTAATCCTACCTGTTTTAGTTAAGACATCACAAAAGAATTTATCTACGATACTACAGACATTCGCTACATCACACTTTCTTTTAGTGGCAGGATACAAAGTGTACCTGATATTTATTTTCTTAAAGGTGGGTAACTTACTTACTATAGTCTCTAATGATTCTGTAAATATAACCTTAGCTTTATTAAGAAGCATATAGTGGAGATTCCTATAGTTGTTAATGTTTAATATAAAAGACTTTTTCTTTGAAACAGGAACATCCAAAGAAATCTCTACTTTATATATTTCACTCAATGCCTACTCCTTATACATCAAAGTCTTCTAAATCTACCTTATCATTCTTAGGGTCTGGGTCTTCTACTGTTCCACCATCATCTTCTGCTTCTACTTCAAAGTCTTCAAACTCTTCCTCATCATCTTCTCCGAATGCAGATGAGTATTCAAAACTTACAGCTTTAAGACACATAATCTCTCTAAGTTTTAATGAGATACCAATAAGTTTCTTAGGATTTACATATGCCATAACATCAAGAGCTAACTTAAGAATACTTCCTTTAGAAATATCAAGTCCTTCTCTATCCATCAACTCTCTCTTACCATCTCTGATAGGTAAAGTGATATGTTTCTTTTCACCCTTAACATTGATGATAGCTGATTGTTTAGCAGAGATAAAGTAGTTTCCATCCTCATCTGTACCAAAGGACATATCATCCTTGCTTACTAACTTGCCAGAAAGTTCTGGATGTGCTGCTTTCTGTTGTGCTACAGCTTCTTTAAGTTTACCCTTGAGTTCTTCCATAAACTTTTTAGTTACATCATTCTTTTCAAAGAGAAGTCTTACTGAATACTCACCTTCCTCTTTGAATTTCTTTGAAGCTGTTACTACGAATGCTGACTTAGCAGTTCCCTTAGGTGATACAATCTGACCTAGTTTGATTAACTTGTAATCTTGGTTTGCCATTTGTGTTTGTCTCCTTTACTAATCTTAACTAAAGAAATAATCGCTATCCCATACATCCCTCAAGTCAAGGTCTCCCTCTACTGGTGGACTTGGAATTTTCTTTAACTCTTTTTCTGATAACCTATCTGTTACTTGCTTTGTGAAATCTAATAAAATATTATCTTGATACAATCCTACAAAAGCGTCTCTAATAAGATGACTGGACAAGGATGTATTAGTACAATCAGTTCCAATACTATCGTGAATACAAGAGAAGTTTGTTATACCTTCTTCCTTTGCCAGTAATATATAGTTAAGTAGCATTGTTGAATCTAAGTTATGTATGAAGTTAGGACATATAGAACTAATTTGTTTTCTTGTATCAATAACATTTGTCTCTGTCATACAGTTCATATAAGTCATTGAACCAAAGAGTTCTGTCTCTAATCTTACTTTCTTATTTTGTTTATATTCCTGAACTACTTGAATACCAAGAGGAGACTTCCATCTTATAGCTTGCTTCTTACTATTAGCAGCCTTAACAACCTGTCTCATATAGTGCATAGTAGCACAGGCAGCAAATAAATCTTCCTTAATAACTTCCCAAAGATACTTAGCTAAAACTTGACAGACTTTAAATAAACATTCTTCTTTAGTTTCACCTACTCCAAAGTGTTGATGTAAATAATCAAGAGAATAATTATCTGTTAAATATTCCTGTATATAATCAGTGCAGCTAACCTTAGTAGCTCCATAAACTAGTGTCATTACAGGACGCTTAGTAACTTTCCTATTGATTCCTAAAGACAACCATTTATCAATTAGTGTACTATTCTCATCATCATTTTCTAGTAGTGTGGTTAGTTTCTTAATCAAAGAATCAGCTACAACTTGATATATATCTGAGGGTTTATCTGATGGTGATAGGTTTACCATCCTTGCCATTCTTGAATCCTTAAGTATAGCTGTGTAATGCTGCAATCCATTACACGTTCCATCAAGAGCTATAGGTAAATTAGTTTCAAAAGGTAGTCCTGTTTTAAGATAAGAACTATATTCAAAACAGAAAGCAAGGAACATAAAAGGACTATCTGTTTGTGTCCATCCTAAATCTGTTGTAGGATTTTCAGCATATGATTTAATATCATCCTCTATACTCTTAATAAATTCTATCCTGTCTGCAAAAGAAACTTTATCTTTACCATAACAGTTAGCACCATGTACTCTTAACCAATCCATCTGTTCTTCATTAGTTACTGTACTTGCATTAGCAAATGTTAATAAAGACTTAGATAAATCTGTACCTTGAGGATTAAGAATAACAGGGATAGGATATACTCTACCTCTAAAGTCTAAGTTATGAGGGAAGTATATAGTCTTATTCTGAAACTTCTCTGCTATATAAACTTGTTGATAATAAAGAAATCTCTTACTCTTAGTTCTTATATCACTCTTATGTTGAAAGAATACCTCTCTCTTCCACTTCTTAATCTCTTCCTTGTCTTCTTCTGTTAGTTCTTCCTTACTTTTATCTTTAAGATGTTCAGGAAATGTAGTGAAACTCACATCTGAAAAGTCAAGAACATTATCAATAATATAATTGTTATCCAAAAAATATTTAATAGTATCAAGTATCTTATCATTAATCCTCCAAGCTGTAGATTGTAAAGCGTTCACTGCTTCAAATACTTTTGGTAAGTTATCCTTGTTTATAGATTTAAGATATTCTCTATCTATTGTCTTAATAAACTGACACTGTTTAATATAAGGACTTATATATCCACCTTCTAATCCTGTTAACCAATCTCTTGGAGGACAGACCATAGGAAGATAGAATGGTTGTAACAGTTCTAACTTATAGTTAAGCTTTTCAATTAACTGTTGTCCTTCTTGAGTAAGACATACAGTTCTCTTATCTCCTATCCCTCTTTTAATTTTAATTAGACCTGTAGTTTCAATAAATAATTCTATTAACTTAAGACCTACTCTAATCTTATCTTTGTTTGTCCATCCTAAATCTATACCGTATCCTTTGTCTTTAAACTTTGTCTTTACTACTACTTCTTCCCATACTCTACCTGCATTTCTTTCCTTAAGGGATTGTCTTATAGAATTATAATAAGCTTTATGTGTATCCTTATACTTGAGAAATAAAGCCTCTGTTTCTAAGGCAGCACCTATATGATAAGACAAAGAGGTGAGGGTTTTAAAGACATACAGATTGTTAATAATAATCTTAGTAGCTATAAAGCTTACTACTCTTAAGTCTTTAAAGTTACTCATAATTCTAAATGCTTTACCATTAAACATAGCTTTATTAGAAGACCATTCAGTATATTGTTTCTCAACAAGATTGTGAAAAGACTTAATAATATTAGCAGTAAGAACAGTATTTAATTTAGAGTTCTCAAAGTTATCAGTAATTTCTTTATGATACTTCTGTACTCCATAGTTAGTCATCTCTTCTTCTAAGTTTATCTGCTCTTCAATAAGTTCCCTTGATATAGTATTATCTACATTAATCATATACTTATGCCCTCTTATATTATATTAAATAGTTTACATATTATTAGAGTTATATTAGTTATATTTAAAAGATACAGTAGTTAATTATAGTTAGTTATATTTAATTATTTATAATTAAATATTAGTATTACTTACTTATACTCTCATACTATGTATGCTATATACATACTATTACATAATATGTAGTTCTGCCTGCGTAACTTGGATTATAACATACATTCTTTAATTTGTGAATCCTACTTTAGATGGAGATTTATTTAAATCTATGATGATTACATATTCCTAAATAAGGGTCAATATATTCAGGGTCATAACATCTACCACCATTCTTATAATAATGATAGCAGTTCTTATGTGTCTTCTTAATCAGTAATAATTTAATCATTAATTCTAAGGTGGCTAGAATGCTCATATTTAAATCTAATACTCCTTTACTATAGTTTGTACTAACTCTATATTATCTTTTAATTATGGACTTTTTGTGTGTCTTTCCTTAAGGAATCATTAATACTATTATAAGTATCATAGATTATTACATCCATTTCTTTCTTAGAGAGTCCAAGATATGCTAATTCTGATTCAACTTCCACTCTTATTTCTTTTAAAGTAAATCTCATACTGTTATACTCCTATAATAAATTAGTTATTACTTCTAATATTCTTCTTAACTGGTCTCTTGATGATTCACCACCATCTATATAACAACTGTGTTCTATATCAGGTCTATCTTTATCAGTACAACTACCACCCTCATACACTCTTAGACTCAATTTATTAACGTGTCCTGCATAATCAACAAATACTTGATGATGAGTTTGTGTATTAACTTCATATCCTTTACTTAAGATAGATGTTATTAATGTCTGTACTGTTTCAGGTTTAGATTCTTCCTGTCTTATATATCTTAGGGTGTCTGGTTCTCCAAGATATACATACATCTCACGTCCTACACTTCCCTTCCTATTCTTTATTATAGTACCCTTGATTACTACTATACTATTCAGTAAAAGTTCTTCATTTCTTCTGTTAATAATTTGCATATATTCTCCTTATTATCTACTAATTTCTAATAAATATAGTGTTCATATTAGTTACGTGTAATACTCCATAGTTTAGTTCAAAGCATAATCTTCTTATGATAGAATCATAATGATTATGCTTCCAAGCCATATTGTTATTATCATCATAGCAATGTGTCTATGCTCGTTTATTCCATCATCAATATAGACTGTTTTATCTCCATCAGGATTCATTTTATTTAGTATTTATATTAATTCCTTTACTATCATTGTTCTTAATCTCCTTATTTTTACCTCCTTTATACTCTGGACAACCCTTACATTTAGGGTCATAACACATCTGTTCCATTTCTTCTTTATTACTAGCCATATTTTTTTTACTCCTTACTTATGCTATCTCTTTTAGAGCATACTTAAGTAATATCCTATTTATTTCTTCAATAATCTCTGGGTTTGCTATATTTATATCATATATAAACCTTTTACTACTATCTTGATAAGCTATTTCCATAACTGGAATATTCTCAAAATCCATTACTTCAAGGAATTTAATTAATCCTGCCATTTCTTTAGTTTTTAATTCAATAATTAAAGACATAGTTTACTCCTTACTTACCTGTAATTTAAACTTTCAATCTCTAAAAAGTTTAAGGAACAGGTGAGCTTACGTTCTCACCAGTGATTTACAAGCTGATAGTACAGGGATTGAAACTATACAGCTTGTCCTCCTTCAATTACTACACCGCCTCTTTCAATTTAAAATCTATAAGTGTTTGATAGAATGGTAAATAGTGCTTACCATATCTTTGAATCTCAAGTTTAACAATACAGTGAGTTAGTATAGCCTCACCTCCTATACTTCTACTTTGCTTTAAAAGTATAGGGATTTTAATATCACCTGTAGTGCGTCCTAAAGTACCTGTTACTGGTTTATCTTCCCACTTTCTACCTGTTGATACATCACCATAAGTTATTCTTACACGTTCCCCTTGTCTTCTAGCCTCTTCCATTAACATTATAACCTTAGCATTTGTCTGAACATCATAACACATATCATTAAACAGTTTAAAATATCGTCTGTTTTTGAATCTGTTACTATTTCTTTAATTAAATGGCTATGCTCATTTATTAAGTGTTCCATTGATTACTCCTATTAAATAATATAATACTTCTAATTGATAAGGTTTTTCAAAGGTTGTTAAAGATAATCCTTATTACCTCTATTAATAACAGCATTAATATAATGCCATTCTTTGTCTTCATACTCTTTGAGTATAATAAAATTATCTTCATATAATTTATTTACAAGCATATAATTTTAACCTTTGATTCTGTTTCTTAGCCTCTTCTTTAATACTTTCCAAAGCTCTTTCCAAGTTATCTATAGAATAGCCCTGTACTCTATTGCGTTCTATCTTGTTTAATATCCTTGTAGCTTGTTTCTGTAGTGTTTCTTTAGACATACTACACCTCTAATATTCTAAAGTTAGTTTTTCACTTGGATAATTGTATGTTACACCTTTAAAGTCAACATACCATTTATAATCTTTTTGATACACACTAAAGCCTAAATTAAATTGATTACTTGCTTGATTCATACGTGCTTTAGTAGTAACAGTCCTATAACCACCATTATCTAATACTATTTTCTTTTCATTAAAAGACACTACAGCCGTATGATGATAACTAACCTTTGTCATTTCGTCAATATCGGTAAAAATTGAAGTTTTATGACTTCCTACTTGATTAAGTCTTGGCATTATTAAAATCTCCTGTTTACTTTGTAAACCAGTTCCTAAAGAACTTATTTTCTATTATCTATTAAATCCTGAATTAACATTTTAGCACATTGCTTCTCAAGTATAATTTGAACTATCATATTCTTTGCTTCCTCAGATAACATAAAATCATCATCTATCTGACTTTCAATGTTTTTAATCATTCTTTCAAGTTTAGTCATAAATATAAAGCCTCAATAAAGTATTTAATTAAACACGGTAGTAATACTATAAATACGTACATTCCTACTATTAGATTAATAAGAGTACCACCATCAATAGTCATTATAATATTACCTCGTTTACTTTAGGAACTAAAGCAACTTCAAAGCCTAATTCTTTAATATAAGCAACATCATTCATATTCAATGTTACTTTGTTTAAAAGCTTTGCAAATGTTACTGCATAGTTGTTAGCTGGATAAAGCATTGCCTTACCATAAACATTCTCTTGATGTAATAATACTCTCATTGTTAATCACCTGTTCTTATTTTAATTGATTGCCCTGTGTCTTATGTTCTTACTTTATCAAATTCAAAATTGTTTATCATCCCCCTAAAGAGTGATATTTTTTAAATCACCTTAAAGTATGATAAACATATTGTTGTATAAGAACAAAAAAAACATATAAGTAATTATATTATATCTATATACAAATAATTCTATTATACTCATAGTAAACAAAACATAGTATGTATGTGAATGTAGAATAGTATAAATTTATTGTACATACATTAACTGTTTACTGAACATATAAATTGATTAACACACATTAACTGTTTACTGAACATATAAATTGATTAACACTTGAATGATTAACAAAAAAAACATATAAACATCTAGCCAGCCACTTGTATTCAATTATAATTCAAATAATAAACACATTACTCACTCACATCCTCTACAATGAATTTAAATAGACCTCTGCTTGTGTTTATTCATTGAAAGATTAACTATTTAGTATGACCCTGTGAGTAGCCTCTCCTTGAATCGTGCAGTAAGGACAAGAGTTTTGATACTGAGACAGGTGGAAATGTTTGTAAAAGAGGACACATAGGGGTTGAGAGGTGATGGGGGAAGATGGTTGGGAGGCTGTATACGTTTAGCAACTCAGATTTTGAATACAAATTCTCATCCAAGATATTTCACTGAAATTATTTCTAATAAAAATTCCCTTCTTAGCCTTCTTCTCATTTACGATACTTCTGCTTTAAAGGGATTTAATGTTATATGTTAGCTTTGAGTTAAACTTAAGTGTTCCTGATTTCTTATCGCTCACACCGCATATTATGATTGTACTAAAATTTTATTAAAAGTCAAGGGTGATATTTAAAAGATTATCCTAAAGAGCTATATAAAATTAATTTATATAACTCTAAAGGATTAGTTCTTAAGTATTAGGATGTCTTAGCTAAAGGTTACAGAACCAGTATTAATTACAACTGTACCGTTACCAGCCTCATCAAAATAGACTATGATAAGGTCATTTACGTCTGCAAATGTAGCTACTTTGTTAGTACCATTCCAAGTTCCAGTAGTGATAGTTACTGTACAGTCTTTACCTGCTGAGGGTTCGACTGAGGCTTTAACAAGAAAGAAGCCTTTATGATTTATAGCAGAAGCTATTGTAGCTGCTATAGCTGTACCAGCAAAATCTAAGAATAATGCTTGTACTCCTGCTGTTACTACACCAGAGGCAACTAATCTTTGTATAGCTTGTTTATCCAAAAGGGATGTAATTGAAACTCCTTGTGCTGCTACTAATGTTCTGATAGCTTGACACTCATCTATAACTATCTGAGGTACTACATTAGATTGTGTACCTATCGCTGTTGTTTCTGATAATGGTAATGTCATATTTCACTCCTTATTTAATTTTAAAGTAATCTCCTCTTTGATTAGGGTCTATAGCTAAGTGTATAAAGTTCTGAGATTTATAATGTATAACCTCATTGAAGTATCCACACTGTATAGCCTTACCAAAGACTTCATTTAAATTATCTGCTGTTATGTCTATGGCTGCTGCTTCCTTTGAAGAAGCCTCGTGCATAGAGATATCTTCTCCTCCAATCTCCTTATTGTGCTTACTACAGCGACAACCACAAGTAACTTTAATAGGTCTTTTTAATAACCATCTGAACATCTGTAGTTTAATCAGAAAATGGTCATCATAGTTAAATAGACCACAGCACTTACATTGTAGTTCTTCTTTAGTGAAGTTCTCAACCTTCACTCGGATTACTGTCATCTTTATTTAACTCCTCTGTCTGTTGAGATTCCATAGTTACTTTAAATCTTTTGAGATATTTGAACATAATAAAACAAGCCATATCTATTAAAAAGCCTAATACTTCTTCTTTCTGGTCTTCTGGTATGGAATCTGGTATGATACCTCCTAAGACCTTACTGAGAGACTTAATAACGAACTTCTTTTTATGTTCACCTGTTCCTGCCTTAAACATTTTCTCTGCTAATATAATGTAATATAACAGTGTTTCAAGGGATATTTTACTCATTACTCACTCCTAATGAACAGGAAGAGAGCCACTATATTAATAATTATTGCTATAAATAATATAATAGCTACTCTTGTGGGTGTATTAAACATCCTGCCCTTCCTTCCTTATTTCTTTCTACTAAGATTAGATAAATAAGCAACTCCAAAAGTTACTCCTGTATTAACTATAAATTTTCCTACAGACTTCCAAAAGGATTTCTTCTTGAAGATATTTTATCTTTAACTTCTATGTCTGTATTTAATGCTGTCTCATCCATCTCTACCACCTATCACGATTAAACTCAACTGCTATTCTCATTGCTGCTGCTCTCCATTTACTTATACCAGCAGCTCTCATTGTTTCATAAAATACGTTATTAGCTCTTTTAAAAGACACTCTTTTAGTGAAGCATAGATAATCGTGTATAATGGCAGGTCTCACATCATCTTGAAAGTTACCCTTTATAAGAGGATGTGTCCAAGAGGGTTTAGAGTAGCCATCTGTCATAAAGCCACTAGGAACTCTATAGACCTCTCCATTATTACAGACATATGTAAGAGATTCAGTTAGTAACCAAAGATTCGGAGAATCAGTTTGTGTTAATGTTATATGGTCTTTATTGAACGTACCCATTAGTATAACTCCCTATCTATAGTGTTACCACCCATCATTCTTTTGTATTTAGGATTTTGTTTCATTGCAGCATTCATAAATCTTCTATAATCAACATCTCTTAATTCTGATTCTTGTTCTGCTCTTATCCTATCTACATCTGCATTCATTCGTTCAACCCAATAACCTACAGCAGTAGAGACAACTTCTATTCTATCATCATGTGCTAAACACTTCTTGATTCTAGCCATCCTTGTCATCTGATAAAACAGTTGATACTTAGGAGCGTCTTCTCCTGAGTACATCTTCTCTGTTAATTTCTTATCGTTTTCAACTACAGACTTGGCTACAATCAACTTGTGTCTATTCATAACAGGTTCAAGTTTATCTATAATCCTATATTCTTTTTGAATTGAGGAATGTATTTCTTCTAAATTACAAGAGTGGTATTTAATAAGGAAAGGTTCAAATAATTTATTGAACATTCCTTGTCCAAAGTTACCTTCAACTTGAATATTATTAACCTTATAGAACGCTGATAACTTCGCTAAAGCTTCTAAGACATCCTCTGAGTATCCGTTTCTGAATCCTCCTACAGCTAATAGATATACATAACCATTAAGAAATTTTGTAATAGCATATGTAGTCTCATCAGTACCTTTACCAGAGGGGTCTATTGCCATCATAGCACCAGAATAATCAGAATAGTCTCCAATAATCTGGAATGGCTTTAAGAATCTATCATTATTAATACCAATACAAGGTAAGTCTTGATGTATGAGTTCTGAGTTAGAAGCCCATATAACACCCACAGGAGCTTTATCTATATCACAGTCCATAACTATTAAGTCTTTAAGCTTTAATGGGTATCTATTAGCGTCACTAAGTCTTGTATCAAGCATATATTGTAAGTTAAAACCTGAATGACCATATGAGTTCTCACGTGCCATAAGGTCTAAATCTGTAAATCTTTCAGGTTCAGTTGTATGTCCTATAAGACTTGGTTTACAAACAACTTCATTGTATATTTCAGGAGCTAATCTTTCCCCATAAGACTTGCATTGTTCCATATTTGGATACCTTGCAGGTATAATAAAGACCTCATAGCCTCTTTCTTCTAATTTATTATATAAAGAATCCTCTAATTGAGGAGTTCCAAGAAATATTATTCTTCCATTAGGTTTAAGAATAGCCTCAAACTCTTTAACCATCTCTGCTATCTTAAGTCTTGAAGACACCGATAAAGAGTTAGCAAGGGTTTCTACGTCATCAGCTATAATAACATCTGCCCTTGAACCTGTCATCTGTCCTGTAATACCAACTGCTTTAACAGAAGGAGCTTTATCAGGCTTCTTACAAGCTACATCAAAGGCAGTATCAGACCAAGTTTGACTTTTATCTCCAACTAAATGATTAAATATAGGTAGGGATTCCAGAATCCTTTTAACGAATCTTATAAATTCTATAGCCATTGTCTGAGACTGAGACGCTACAAGAATCTTTAACTGTGGGTCTTGTAGTAGTAAGAAGCAGACAAAAGCTGCTGCTACGAATGATTTTCCTACTCCCCTAAAGCATTCAATAATTGTTCTAACGTCTCCAAACTGTAATTTATTTGCGAGTATTGTTTGAATCTTTGTTGGCTTTGGAAGACCTATTGCAGCCCATATTAAGACTAACAATGTTGTGAATCTCTTTATCTGCATTATCTTTTAGTCCTATTAATTCGTCAACTAAAGTGTCCTTCTGGTCAGGAGTTAGTGAACCTAAATAGTTCATTAATGCCTTTTTAAACCTATTTAGTTCAATAGTACCTTGTGTCATCTTGGGCATTACTTAACCCTCCTCATAGGTATATATTCTTCCTCATCATTAAGGTTATAATCTTCCAAAAGTTTCTTCATTTCTTCCATACTGTCATTATTATCAACCTTAACAGTAATATCATTATCCTTTAAAAATTTAATCATAGCATTATATTGTTGAGGAGATAGGGCTTTATCAGATTGTAGTTCCTTTAAGAACTTATGTGCAATCTGTTCGTGTACCTGTCTAAGGATTTTTTCAACTTTATCAACCATTTTACACCTACACCTTCTACAATCGTTTTTTTTAAGGCACGTT